TTTCAACATTCATGACCGACTACAAGTCACTACCAGACGGTGAGCGTCCAAAAGTATTATTTGTGGTTGACTCATTGGGTATGTTGTTGACACCCACTGATGTCAATCAGTTTGAAGCAGGCGACATGAAAGGCGACATGGGTCGTAAGCCCAAAGCACTGACATCATTGGTTCGTAACTCAGTTAACTTTTTTGGTAGTTACAATGTGGGCATGGTATGTACAAATCACACCTACGCCAGTCAAGACATGTTTGACCCAGACGACAAGATCTCAGGCGGACAAGGCTTTATCTATGCGTCAAGTATTGTGGTAGCCATGAAAAAAATGAAGCTCAAAGAAGACGAAGATGGCAACAAGATCTCAGATGTGATGGGTATTCGTGCCGGCTGTAAAGTAATGAAAACTCGTTATGCTAAACCGTTTGAAGGAATGCAAATCAAGATTCCGTATGAAACAGGTATGAACCCCTACAGTGGACTAACTGACCTGGCAGAGAAAAAAGGCCTACTCAAGAAAGATGGCAACAGACTCATGTTTGTGACCAGCGACGGCGAAATTATCAAACAGTTCCGCAAGGCCTGGGAATCAAATGAAGGTGGTTGCTTGGACAAGGTTATGTCAGACTTTGTAAATCAAAAAGAAACGGTAAGTACTGAAGACACAGCCGCGGAGGAATAATCAATGTCAGTAGAATTAAGCCAAGAAATTTGGGCAGAACTCAAGCGTTATATAAACGCCGTAGATCGTGCAGAGGCAGCAGAAACTTTGATAAATGTCCTAATTGACAATGATGTTGGTGTCGACGAAATTCGAGACGTATTCAAAGGTGATGGCGAAGTTAAACGTGCCTTGACCAGTTATATCAAAGATCACGAACACGATCAAGATGAAGAGGACGACGATGATGACGAATATGGCACATATGACGACGATGACGAGGATTATTAATGTGGTATAGCAAGGTTGTTGCTGATCTCAGCAACACTCCTGATTTCATAGCTCACTATGAACGTGAGCTAGAAGATGCTCGACGTGATGTCAGAATAGGCGGCCTGATAGAAAAAAATATCACCTCCCTGCCTGGCATCACAGAACACAGATTCAATCAACTACAAGAAATTGAAGCTATTTTGAATCATCTCAACATACAGCTGAGAAAAATTCGCCGTCGACACTTTCAAAAATATTTGGAAGGTTATGCTCGTGCATTAACCAGCAGAGATGCAGAAAAGTATGTGGATGGTGAGGATGAAGTGATTGATTTTGAAACCATAATCAACGAAGTAGCCCTGCTACGCAACCGTTGGTTGGGTATCATGAAAGCTATGGAAAGTAAAAATTTCATGCTGGGACACGTGGTAAGACTACGAGCAGCTGGAATGGAGGACATACAGGTATGACATTTGCACACGCCGGAGACAGCCACAAGCACAGTCTTGAAACTCTAAATCAACTGTTTGAGTATGATGATTTCATGATGAGTATCACCAGCATGGTAGATCTTGGGTGCGGCACAGGAGATGATCTTGAATGGTGGGCTACTCGAACCACCCGAGACGAAGTTCCCCTGGCCTTGAACATCAGATGTACCGGAGTAGATTTGCATCCAGATCTGGCGCTGACCAAACGATATGCCAATGTGTTCTATCAGTCAGCTGACTTTGAAAATGACATAGTGCCACACCCAAACGGATTTGATATTTTGTGGTGTCATGATGCTTTTCAGTACGCACAGAATCCAGTGGCCACCTTGAGTCGATGGTGGAACATGGCCAGTCCTGGTGGCATGTTGTATATTTGTGTTCCTATAACACAACGCATACATCAACGACAATTGGATTATCATTTGGCCAGCAATACCTACTATCACTACAGCATGGTCAATCTCATACACATGTTGGCCACCGCAGGTTGGGACTGTAGGTCGGGATTCTTTCAACAAAGGCCACAGGATCCTTGGTTGCATGCTGTGGTCTATAAAAGTACACAACAACCTCTTGATCCAAAAAAGACCAACTGGCATCAACTGTCAGAACTCAAACTCCTGCCAGAATCCACCGATGCTGGCATATATGCTCACGGTCATCTGCGTCAGCAGGATCTTGTGGTGCCTTGGATTGATCACAGCCTAATGAGCATGGCTGTTCGATAAAACCTAACAAAAACGTTGTAAAAAAGCCACAGCATTTCGGTTGACCCAAAATTGCCAATTTGTTATAGTATTATATACGCTAACAAATTAGGAGCAGACATGACCAAGAAACACTTTGTGGCAATGGCCCAAGAAATTAATCAAATGTCAGACCGTGAGTCAGCCCGAATCGTCGCAGAAGCATTTTGTCGGGTAGCACACACTGCTAATTCCAGGTTTGATCAGGCTCGCTTCCTGGCAGCCTGTGGAGTTTGAGCTGGTTGACCTAAAATTGCCTATTTGCTATAATAGTAGTATTAACAACATAGTTAAGGAGCTGAAGTGTCAACAATTCTAATAAAAAGTGGTACCTATCGTAATCAACCCGTAAACAATGTAACCTTTGGCCTAGTAAAAGGTTACCAAACAGGAGCCAAAGGAGGCTATGTGACTGTAAATGCCGAAGGCTATTTTGGCCCAGACTTGCCCGATGTAGTTCGCGTCAATGTCAACTCAATTGAGGATGTGGAGTTTGCCGCGGAATCAGCGCCATTGGGCGAGGTTGTAGTACCTGTAGCGGTGCCTCAGGTGCATGTGCATAACAAGGTACCTGCAGAGTCTGATGAAGAAGTCATGGCTCGTATTGGCGAACGCTTTGACATTCTTGACCAAATGACCAAGGCCACAATTGCCGGAGATGTGCGTGCCATGATCGTGGTTGGCCCTCCTGGTGTAGGCAAGAGTTACGGTGTGGAAAAACAGTTGGAGCATTCGGGCCTGTTTGACAAGTTGTCAGGTCGTCGAGTCAAGTATGAAGTGATCAAAGGTGCCATGACCCCAATTGGTCTTTACTGCACTCTATACAAACATTCAGACCGTAACAATGTCTTGGTGTTTGACGACTGTGATTCGGTGTTCCAAGATGACTTGAGCTTGAACATTCTCAAGGCTGCATTGGATTCGGGTAAAAAGCGTAGAATCTACTGGAACAGTGACTCAGCCATGTTGCGTCGTGAGGGTGTTCCGGACATGTTTGATTTCAAAGGTAGTTGCATTTTCATTACCAACCTGCAGTTCCAAAATCTCAAAAGCAAGAAGTTGCAGGACCATTTGGAGGCCTTGCAAAGTCGTTGTCACTTCTTGGATCTTACACTTAACACCATGCGTGATCGGTTCTTGCGTATCAAGCAGATCTACAAAAAAGGTGAATTATTTGCTGACTATGATTTCACCCCTGAACAGGGTGATGAAGTAATCAGCTTTATGGAACAAAATCAAAGTCGCTTGCGTGAAATGAGCCTGCGTATGGCACTTAAAATTGCAGACTTGACCAAAGTATCAGCTGACAACTGGAAGGCCTTGGCCTCAACAACTTGTATGAAAAATTCTTAATCGGTCGTAAAACGGATTAAGTAATGGTAGCTCCTGGGTAGTGCAAACTGCCCACTTTCGACAGGTATCTCTAAAAAAGATACCTGTTTTTTTGACTTTGTGTCAATAAGTATGTTATACTACATCATATGCGTACAGCTACAATCATAATTCGAGACGAAGTCAACATCAAAATTGAAGGTCTGGAACTGGATGCTCGCCGCGCCTTGGTTAATGCGTTCAAGTACGACGTTCCGGGTGCAAGATATCTACCAGCGGTGCGTCTAGGGCGTTGGGATGGTAAGGTAAGTTACTTTCAGTTGGGCGGTAGCACTTATGTAAACTTGTTGCCAGAGATTATTCCCATCCTGGAAAAATTCAACTACGATATCGAGTTGGATGATCAGAGAGATTATTCAACCACCTTCGAGTTTGAACAAGTGCAGGAAGATAGTTTTGGCCATATCACATGGCCTGCTGGACATCCCATGGCGGGCCAACCCATGGCCCTGAGAGATTACCAAGTAGAAATTATCAACAACTTCTTGGCCAATCCACAATGCATACAAGAGATTGCCACCGGTGCCGGCAAAACAGTGATCACAGCTGCTCTAAGTAATGCTGTAGCACCTTATGGTCGCACCATTGTTATTGTTCCCAACAAGAGTCTAGTGACGCAAACAGAAAAAGACTATGTCAACATGCAACAGGATGTGGGCGTGTTTTTTGGTGATCGCAAAGAGTTTGGTCGACAGCACACCATCTGTACTTGGCAGAGCTTGAATGTGCTGTTGAAAAACACCCGGAACTCAGTGGGTGACATTACCATACAGGAGTTTTTGGAAGATGTGATCTGCGTGATTGTAGACGAAGTACACATGGCCAAGGCCGATGCGCTAAAGACCTTGTTGACCGGTGTGATGAGTAGAGTTCCTATACGTTGGGGACTAACAGGAACTATCCCCAAAGAACCATTTGAATCGCAGGCATTAAAGTGCGGTCTTGGTCCGGTGATCAATCAACTCAGCGCCAGTGAGCTACAAGACCGGGGTGTACTAGCACAATGTCATGTGAATGTAGTACAGTTGGTAGATCATGCCGAATTTTCAAACTATCAAAGTGAATTAAAGTTCTTGTTGGAAGAACCTGACAGACTCAAGACCATAGCACAGTTAATAGCACAGGTCAATGCCACAGGTAATACCCTGGTTCTAGTGGACCGTGTGGCCGCAGGGCATGCCTTGGTAGACCTGCTGGGAGATCAAGCTGTGTTTGTGAGTGGTGCAACCAAGGCAAAGGATCGACAAGATGAATATGACGAAGTGGCAACTAGCACTGGGAAGATTATTGTTGCTACCTACGGTGTTGCTGCTGTTGGTATTAATTTGCCTAGGATTTTCAATCTGGTTCTTATGGAGCCTGGTAAGAGTTTTGTTCGAGTCATTCAATCGATTGGCCGAGGAATACGAAAAGCTGAGGACAAAGATCATGTGCAGATCTGGGACGTGACCAGCACCTGCAAGTTTGCCAAACGACACCTGACCCGACGCAAGCAGTTCTATAAGGAAGCCAACTACCCGTTTACACAGGAAAAATTAGAGTGGAAATAAAGGTTGCACTAGCTGTAAATTATGTTATAATAAACTTATGCGAATACTAACACTCGAGAACACCCCCTTTGAATTGGATCATCTGCCAGAAGAAGTTGATGACATGCGCTTTGCCATATTTGACAACAGCGATCCCAAAGATCCGGACTATCACTATATTCCCTTGATCTTTCTGGAAAGTTTCACAGCACCGGCCTTGGTGCTACGCATAGGCAAGTACCGAGTACGCATGCCGGTAGATTGGCAAATCTTGATCGGCGAACCTGACCTAGGTGATCTTGAAGTATTGCCGCTTACCAGCATAAACGATCGTGGATTCAAGGCCTTCCAGTTCAATCCGCTCAGCAGTTTCAGACCCAGTTTCTTGGATATCGAAATCATCGACGTCTATCAAGAAGTCACTTGGTATGCTCCTAAATTAAAGAATGGCCAGATGTTGTGCGTACCCGTAGGCGATGGAGACCGACCAGAGTGTGTTTATTTTGTCAAGGATATCAGCCGCAATTGCGAAGTGGTAAATTATAATCAAGCGTGGTAATGGACAAACTCAGTATTCAAAACGAAATGTCAGAATTTGATCGTAAGAATCGTGAATTCTATGATGATCTCACACCTGAGGAAAAAAAGAAATTCAGCAACTATCTCATGATACGTTGGGGCAGCAGCGTGCAAGTCAGTAGAGAATTGCAAGAGTTCTATTTGATTGCTACCAATGAACGGCTCAACAAACATTTTTTTGACATAAACCGGCATCCAAAACTGCAATGGTTGTGTGCTACCACAGTGAGTCCCGGCCTGGGCGCACAACGTCATCAATGGATTGCTCCCAAGAAAAAAGAACCAGGTGCATCCGGCATACGAAAACAATTGGCTGAACTGTACCCACATCTCCGTGATGACGAAATAGAGTTAATGGCCAAACTCAATACCAAACGAGACATAGACGCTTACTTAAAAGCCAGTGGGCAAGACGCTAAAAAATGAAGTACACCTGTCAGTATTGTCACAAAGACTTTATCAAAGAAAGTAGCCTTGCGGTACACTCGTGTGAGCCGCGTCGTCGTCGTCAGGAACGAGACGAAGCCGGGGTCAGACTTGGATTCAACGCTTATCTCAAGTTCTACGAACTCACTCAAGGGTCAGCACGTCTAAAGACCCATGACGACTTTTGTGAAAGTCCTTACTATAGAGCGTTTGTAAAGTTTGGTCGTTACTGTGTGGATATTCGTGCAGTTAATCCTGCTCGCTTTGTTGAATGGGTGCTTAAACAAAACAAAAAAATTGATCATTGGTGTCGAGACACAGTATATACCGAATACTTGACCGACTACCTGCGTGTGGAAAATGTCAATGATGCACTAGCCCGGGCCATGGAGTTCGGCATTGATTGGTCAGCCAAGTCAGGCCACCCGGCCGAAGATTGTTTACGGTACGGCAATACCAATAGTATGGTATATGCCGTGACCACTGGACGTATTAGTCCCTGGATTATTTACAACAGTGAGTCGGGTCAAAAGTTTCTAAGTGAGCTAGATACCACACAGGTCTCCATGGTATGGAGTTATATTGATGCAGACTTTTGGATGCGTAAGTTTCGAGACTATCCAGCTGATCAGGAGTATGCTCGAGACATATTACAGAAAGCAGGTTGGTAATGGAATTAGTTATTATTTTATTGGCATTATTTGGCATTAAACATTTCTTATGTGACTTCCTTTGGCAGACACCACGTATGTTATCTGACAAAGGACGGTATGGGGCCGCTGGTGGTCTTCAACATGCAGCCGCTCATACTGTTGGTACCGTTGTTGTATTATGTTTAATTTTTTCTTGGGATATTAGCAGTCACATTGCGGCCGTTGTACTAGGATTAATTGATGGCATTATACACTATCATATTGATTGGATCAAGCAACAACTCAATCGCGGACTAACTGCCGCAGATAGAATGTTCTGGGTTTGGTTGGGTGCCGATCAAGGCCTACACTATTTGACTTATATTTTAATCATTGCTATACTGGTATTATGAGCGCAGATATTGACATTGACTTGGCCGACAGAGATCAACTATTAAAGTTAATCCAAGCTACGCCAGCCAGGCAACTGTATCAAGGTCAGGTGCGTCGTCACAACAGTGGAGTATACGTCACCGACATACCATGGGATCCTGTCAATGAATGTGCCGCAATCGATTATGAAACCGCAGAACAGCTGGGCTACTTCAAGATAGACCTGCTGAACATGACAGTGTATCAGCTGATTCAGAGTCCTGAACACTATCAACAGATGCTGGCGCTGACTCCGCCTTGGAGTCGATTGTGGACCGACCCTGCATGGGCCAGCCAGTTGGTACACATTGGAAACTACACAGACCTGCTCAAATCAATGCAGCCAGATAGTGTGCCTAGGATGGCCGCATTCATCAGTATCATTAGACCCGGCAAAGCACACTTGCAAAATCAACCGTGGGACAAAGTATTTGAATCAGTCTGGGACGGCGATGACAGCAAGGGTTTTGTGTTCAAGCATGCTCATGCTGTAGGATATGCGGCCTTGGTTTCACTGCACATGAATCTACTCAATCAACCCGTCGCACAAGAGTAATACTTTTGCGTTTGGATTTTTTGCGGCCCATTTCGCTGAGACTGCACACAGGCCCATGAACTATTTCTAAATCTTTGTTGGTAAAGGTACGCAGATACGGTCGGAAATAGTCCCAATCACCTTTGAGAAATATGTTGATGGGTACACTGCGATTTGATTCCCACCACCAAACATTGGCCAATTCTAAGAATCGTCGTTTGACATCAACATCTTGTATAGCGCCAAAATCATAGATGGTGGTAATGGCATCATCCTGATTTTGTATGATGCCCACGTATTCCACAGTGGCATACACACACAAGGTTATAAATGGGTATTTTTCTGCTAATTTTTCAAAAAAATCGTTTGTCATATCTTGTCATATTTACCAGACCGTTTTGTTGAGCAAATCTAAATATGCTAAATACTCTGTATGTATTCCACCCAAGTCTATATCTATCAGCAAGTCACACAAGTCATAGCCTTGGACACCACAGGTGTGGGCGACGTATTTCTCTATAGGTATAATCCAGTGTACGCAAAAGTGCTGACCATAAACAAAGGTGTTGATAATGTGCTCCTGTTTGAGTTTATCAATCAACAAGAAAAACCAGTTGATATCACAGGTTCTAGCTTCATGTTCCGAGTGATCAGTACCGCAGGCAATGAACTGTTGTTGGAAAAACCCATGGTGATTCTGAATGCTCCCACTGGACGTGCCAAGGTACAGTTCAGCGGCAGTGAACTGTTAGAAGTACTGGCACAACCAGCTGGTTACAGTATTCAACGCACACAGCCCGGTGGTGGCTACAGTGATGCCATATTTGTAGATGCTCAAGCCGGTGCCCGTGCTCCGATCAACATTGTTGATTCGGTGTTGCCTCAGCATGTGCCATCAGCACCTCTGACCATACCCACCACCAAGCTATCTGCTCAAGCATCTTTTGATGGTGCAGGTTTCAGCGACTATCCAGCCAATCCTTACTGGTCAGGCAATCCCAATGGTGGCAACTATTGGAACAGTTTCTTAAACACAGAATTTTTCAGCAGTTTCATTGAACCCGTCAATGCAGTCACAACTGTGCAAATGACCTTGGTAGGCTATACTGGTACTGTCAAGGCGCAGGCCGCAGAAAATTATCAAAGTCTGTTTCACAATGTAAGCGAAAGTGTTACCTATTATAATTATACTGGTACCATATATCACAACATCATTGGATGGTATCCGTTATTAAGAATGTGTTTCAACAACAGCATATTTGCTGTGCCAGATCAACCCGGAACCCCGGCCATAGCTTTTGCTGTTACCGAAGGCGGGGTAGTCACTGCCATAAATGTAGTAAATGGTGGCAGTGGATATTTGGCTCCGCCCAAGATTGACATCATTGGTGACGGCGCTGGCGCCACAGCCGAAGCCATCATATCTGGCGGTACTGTGGTTGGCATTGAAGTAACCAATGGTGGATCGGGTTATTGGTACCTGCCCAATGCTGGCATGGGTGCTGGACTGTATCCAAACAATCCACAACAAACCGGTGCCGCGGTTGTGATCAGCACAGGCTTTGTGGTTGATCTCTTGTATAGATAATCAATTTGTTTTAGTTGTGGATTAGTATAAATAGGTATATGAAATATATCTATCTTATCACCTCACCATCTGGAAAACAATATGTTGGCAAGTGTACATTACCTCTAGAACAAAAAGCAGTGCTATATCAATCGGCTGCCAAATATTATCCTGACATTAAAAGGCCTATTTTAGTTGCAATTAGAAAATATGGTTGGGATAATATGAAATTTGAGATTATTCAACGAAACGATAAGTGGACAACTCAAGATCTAAATACAAGAGAAAAATATTGGATACAATATCACAAAACATTATATAATGGTTACAATATTACCGGCGGTGGCGAAGGACATGATTCAGAATCTGCTAAACTATTTTGGGCTAATGTATCAAGCGAGTGGAAACAAAAAAGAGCATCGAATTGTAGCAAAGGACAATTAAAAAGATTCGAAGATAATCCTGATTCAGAAAAAACCAAAAAACGCAAAAGAGATGCCCATAACGGATCCTATAGAATTGAATCGCCGGATGGTAAAGTTTGGGAAACAGATATTGGGTTAAAAGGATTTGCCGAAAAGTTTCAAACAGAGCTAAAAATTTCATATTGGGGCTTGTTTAATGCCTATAGAAAATGCTATAATAAACAAGACAGCATTGTGATTAGAAAAAATACTAATAATTGGAAAGTAACAAGAATTGATAAACCAGATAGTAGAAACTTACTGGAGACAAGGTCGAAAGATTAAGACAACAGCCTCTGGCTGGTTATCTGGAAATGCTGTTTGTTGCATTCATCGCGGGGATACACAAGACAAAAGAGGTCGCGGCGGCCTGAAAATATCCAATAATGGGTGGAGTTATTCGTGCTTCAACTGCGGTTACACTGCAAGTTTTGTTCTGGGTCGCACCGTAACATTCAAAGCTCGCCGACTGTTAGAGT